AGAAGATGTGGACGGTGCGTTTCGCCGCCGCTACGGCCCCTTGGACGGCTTCTGACGGCCGGGTTGGAGGTCAGGTAGCCACCATCGTCTCTAACGCCCCTGCGGCCTTCCTGTGCGAGGGCAAGAAGCTGACGGTCAACGGACAGGTCCTACGCATCAAGGGCCAGTCCTACAAGCAGGCCAGCGCCGTCATCGAGCTTCAGTGCATCGACGATAACCAATAATGGCCCTGAAGGTCCGCATCGAACCCGCAAGCCTCGCTGATTTTAACGCGGCTATGAAGGACTTTGTCAAAGAACTGAAGTTTGATATGGAGACCGTCAACCGCCAGCAGATCAGGCTGATGTGCCGGGACGCCATGACTTTCACTCCCCCTATGCCTAAAGGCGGTGGTCGTGGCCTGAGCGTCGCCGCCCATAAGGCCGGCATGAACAAGGTCGGCAACGATGTCAGGCGCATCTTCGTCCCCCAAGACCAGCCTGTCAAAGGCCGCACCGTCTTTCTGCGTAACATCATCAACGCCGTGAAGGGTAATGATACCCAGAGTTATTTCCAGTTACACCAGAACGTCACCGAGTCGAAGATTGAATCCTTATCTCCCATCATGCGAAAGATCATGGAGGACACGGACTGGCAGCGGTCGCTGAAGAAAGCCAAGAATTACCTGAACAAGGCATCCATCATCGGCAGAGGGAACAAGATAGCCGGTATGACCAACGACTTTCGAGGCATCCATGACCGAGCCAAGGGCGCCGTCGGTGGTCGATGGCCGAAGTTAAGCCGGTACATCGGCCCTCAATATTTCGCCCCAACGGCACAAATGCTGAACGCTTACATCGCCGAACGGCAGACCAAGGTCGGCCTGACTAAAGCCGGATGGGCTCAGGTCATGTCTATGGTGCCTTTTCCTGTGAATAAAAATGGCGTAAACATTAACTCGGGAAGCTATAACGCTCCATGGGTGGATGCGAATAAGGGTGGCAATCGTGGCATATTCCAGACCAGTCAAGCCGGCAATCGCATCGGCATGAGCGTCACGAACCTTATTGGCAACATCAACAACGTGTCCAACGAGGCCGGCACCGAGAACATCGTGTACGGAAACCGCGTCAAACAGATCAGGGCCGCCATCCAACAATACCTTTTCCCGACGATAAAAAAAGCCAATCGTCGAGGCCGCCCCCGCAAATAACCTTATGGGAACCAAATCCGCTCGTCATATCGTGGAAGCCGTCATGGCCTCCTACCTCACCGCCCAGACAGAACTGGCCGGAGTGTCGTTCTACACCGGCGACAGCGCCGACACCAACGTCCTGCCGAAGTGCATCGTCCTATGCGACTCGGCCCGCCTGCCCACCGACCTTACCCAGGGCTTGGGCAACTACAGCTGCGGGCTTCGGGTCACGCTGTTCGACTCTGCCGACGACGTGACTCTGACAGATCACCGCGCCCGATGCGCCGCAATCGCCGGAGCCATGCAGGACGTGGACGCCATCAAGGCGGAGTTCATCGCCGGCGGCGACGCCCACTGCTATGACGTCACCCCCCTTTCCGAGGATGAAGGGGTAAACGAACGCTCCTGGGCGTCTGCCATGTCCTACGACGTATTGGTGGTCGTTAACCCCGAGGGCTAACCTTACCAGCCGAACAATAGGTATACCATGTGCGCCGCAATCGTAAAGGGAGTTTCTGCAATCTATGGCTGCGCTGGAGCGACCGTCTCCAACGCCATCGTCCAGAGTTACACCAACGACGGTGAGTTCTCCAGCGAGGCCATGATCACGGACGAGAACGGCCTTACCGTCACCTGGCGCGGCGATGACCGCAAGACCCAGCTGACCGTCGAGATCATCGCCAAGACGTCCACCATGCCGGTCCTCGGCTCCTCTTTCTCGCTCACGATCAACACTGCTTCCGCTTATGGCGGCGGTACCGCCTCGACCACGTTCTCTGGCTGGGTGACGAAAGTAAGCGACAAGGGCTCGAACCGTGGGTTCTCCGCAGTCACCGTGACTGCCCTTTGCTACGAGGGCGTCACCAGCCTCTAAGTGGACAAGCGTTTCCTAAGCGCTTTCACCGACCCGGCCCGAATCAAGATTCTGGGCCGTTTCGTTTCTCCGTTTTCTCTCTTTCACCGCGTACAACTTGAGGCCGCCGAATCGCCGCTTCTGAGTTCTGATAAGGGTATCCGCCCGCTCGACCTTCTGATGGCCGTCAAGATCGTGGCCGGAGAGGCTATCGACAAACTGACATGGAAGGACTCCTGGTATCTCGGCAAGATGTCCGGCAACGAGGACTACTTCGCCGACCAGATTGAACTGTTCTCGAAGTATGTCCTTGTCGAGTCTTGGCCCAAGTTCTGGGAAAAGCGTCATAAGAACTCAGATAATTCAGGGACGCCTTGGGTCCTGACGGTTGTGACATCGCTTATCTCAAACGGCATCCCTGAGGAGCGCGCCTGGTCCATGCCGGAGTGCCAGGCTATCTGGCTCAACTCATCTTTCGCCATCATCAAGGGCGCCGAGCTCAAAGTGCTCACGACCGAGGACGAGGCCCTCATCGAGAAACTTGAAACCGAACAATGAGCAACGCCGTCAAGTATAGCGTCGAAGGGGATACCAATGCGGAACAGGTGACTGGCCGCGTCCAGAAGGCCATGAGCGCCATGGAGAAGAACATCCAAGGCGTCGAGAACCGCTTCAAGTCCTTTGGCAAGGACCTGTTCCTTTCCTTCGCGGCCCCGATGGTCTTGTTCAATCAGGCCATCAGCGCGATCTCCGCATCCATCGAGAAGAACCGCCAAGCCGTCCAAGACGCCCTGCGTGACGCCGAGAAGGGAGAGAACAAGTATCTGCGAGCCGGTACTATAACCTCGGCCCGCGAAGTCTCACGCCGCAAACAGGATGCCCTTGACCGTAAGAACGCCGAAATGGCTGCCGAGGCTTTGGCAGAAGAGCAGGGAAATGAGGGCGGCGTCCTTGGTTTCGGCGGTGAAGCCGATAAGGCTTTGATTCAGTACGCCAGCGAAGGCAAAGGATTTTGGAACACGATTGGACGAAGCGCGGACGCCGCCGCCATGTTCCTCGGCATCAATTCTTGGACAAAAGACAAAGATATTCAGGACGTCCTTGAGCGCCGTTCGCAAGCCCGCGTCGCCGCAGACCCTGAGCAAGCAGCCATCGCGAAGCAAAAGGAAGCCGCCGAGGCCCAGCTTGCTCAACAGAAGGCCCTTGAACAACTGCCTAAGTCGTTCAAAGGCCCGGAAGGTTTCTCCAACGTCGTCGGCGTCGGCGCCAACCCGGTGCTCGAAGCCATGAACGAGCAGACCGAAATCGCCCGCCAGCAACTTGCGGCCCTCCAGCAGATCGCATTTGGCAGCCAATACACCCCGGTTGACTTCACGAAGGGCGACCCCCATCGTGACGGCTACGGAGACCAGATGTAATTTCTTACCATGGCACGCATCGACAAAGGCAACGACCTGACCACCGACATCCTCCAGCCAGGATGGACGTCCAATTCGGACGGCTTCGGCCTGATCACCATCAACGCCACGTTCAAGAGCGACCGCAATACCGGCGACTTCGCTCCGTTCGTGCGCGGCACGGCGTTCCCTTCGTCTGGGTACAGTTACTGCAAGTCGCATAAGGGTAGCATCAGCTGGGACATCCTTGGCGTCGCCACGCTGCGCGTGGACTACGTCGGCATCGACCCGAGCATCAACGGCGGCGTGATGACCAACGCCAACACATCCATGGCCAACGGCCTGACGTCTGAGAACATCACGTCGCACCCCAATTTCTTCACCGCAGACGGAAACTACGCCGACGGACCCATCGCCGGAAAGCCTTCCGACTTCGGCGGCGCCTACGACGACTCGGTCCTCGGTCCTGTCGTCAACAGGTACAATGTGACCACAGGCAAGACCGTTCCAGTGCCTTCCTGCGAAGGCTACAGCGGCGCCTGTTTCGAGCATCCGACTGGCGGCCGTTTCATCGGCTTCGTGGACCCAGACTATCCTGCCCTTTACGGCAAGACGCAGTACCTTACCAAGACCACCACCTACTCGGGCGTGATTTACACGACTTCGCAGTCCTACGTGCAAGCGCTCTACGCCTTGCTCGGTACGGCTACCGCTACGCGCAACTGGGGCGTATTCAAGCTCATTCCTGACTGGGGTCCAATCGGAACGGTCACCGGGGTCGGTCATAAGAACCTGCTTTCTCAGGTTAACGTGGAAGAATACGGCCTGCTTTATAAGGTCATGTACGAAATCCGCTATTCGTCCGCCGGCTGGTTCAAGGAAGTTTATTCAAATATCTAAGCCATGACCATCCAACCTGGCACAGGCTACACGTTCACGGCCTCAAGCCAGGGGACGACGTTTAATGTCCAACAGCCTTGGGCGCCAATACCGCTTTATCAGGACACCTTTGAATGTTCGCCTTACAAGGTGCACGACGTCGTTCTGAAAATCGGTGAAGGCGGCGACTACGTCGTCTTCGAGATCTGCTCGGCGACATTCAACAACCTTGTCCCCCAGGTCTATAACTCAACGACGGAGACGTGGCAATACATCAACGCCCTTACCGCCGGATACGAGCTCGTCCTTGACTTCGCCTCGACGACTTCCTCCATCGTCTACCTCCGCGTCGGCGTGGACGGTAGCAACTTCCCGGCAAGTTCTCCGACCGGCGGAACCAATGACCCTTACCCCCGCATCTACTCGACAGGCGGCGCGCTCCCTTCTGACAACAATAACTTCGGGTATGTCGCCGTCGCCAAGGTCAACCAAATCAGCGCAAGTGTCTACACGATCGAACAGTATGTCACCGGCTCCCTATGGGGCGACCGCATCAAGCTGGGCACGAATACCGCGACCTACTATTACGCAAGAATCTGATGGCTGAACTTATCGGGAGTTCGACTTATTTTT